ATCGGCTGAAATTCCGTTACTGTGCATTTCCCATCGTATGTCTCTTCCTGCGCCTTTCTTGCCATTGCCTGCATTTTTTTAATTGCATCTGAGATCATCTCCACGCCACCTTTCTGTATCGTTTCAATGAGGATTCATAATTTTTCAGCACTGTGCTCTTAAAATTGTCATCCACATACTGACGGAATGAGGTAGAAGTGTCCCCCTCAGAAATAGAGGAAACCGCGCCAACTGCTGCCGACTCACTTCCAATATTTTCATTCCGATACAGATCCATTGCCATGCGATAGCCGGTGTTTATCAATCCATCCGGCATTTTCTCCACATGGCAATAGTTTTTTATGATTTCCTCCACATCTGCAATGACAAATTCAAGTACCATATCCTTAGAATCATCCTCAATCCCAAGAAGTGCCTTTAATTTTGCCAGATCCATAGGCTACCCGATCTTATGCTTAATTGCAACGATACGAAGCTGTTTCGGTTCGTATACCGGATTCCAGTTCTCTGCCATTGCAAGTTCTGCCCTCGTCGGAGTCTCCACATGCTCACGTTTTGTCCCGGTGTACGCGATTCCTCTCGGATGCAGGATAAACGCTTTACGGTTGATCAGATAATCCACACCGCCGCCAGTCTGCTTGTCACGGTCCACCTCAGTAGCAACATGACCGACCGGAGAACCATTGCCGTAAGCAACTGCTCCATTACCGAAAAGGTATGTTGTGTATACATTATCAGCAACCGGGCATCCATCATCTACGGTCACACGTCTGCCCTGATAGGTGTCAAACTCAACATCTGTAGAATCACGCTCTGTCTCGATCAGGTTCAGCTTTTTCAGATAAGATTTTGTAGCAGAGTGCATTGCCACACCGGTAAGCTGCGACTGTGCATCTCCAAGCATCTGACATGCATCGATAAATGCAGATGCGCTAATCTGCTTTGCAGCCTCTGCTTTTCCTGTAGTCAGATCAAGAATATGATCTGCCATTCTGGTCTCCGCTTTCGGTGTTCCGCTTGGATCTGCCGTGGTGGTTCCAAATACGCCCGCAAGAATCGCAATCAATTCCTTCTGCATATCGCGCGCCCAGTACTGTGCCACCAGATCACCGATTGCTTTCATCGGGTCTGCACCTGCTAATGCTGCAGAAAGATTTGTGGCAGCCCACATTTTCTGACGGAGAATTGTGGTAGATACATCTTTGTTAGAACCGATCTTTGCCGGTGTCATCTTTACATCTTCCAGTGTCGGTTCGGATTCTCCCTGTAAATCCTCAAAGAACGGCATATTGTGTGTTCTCGCCGCCTCGGATGCCCGGGCTGTTTACCACGATCCCGCTCTGGAAAAACGCGGACAGCTCCATAGTTCTGTTGATTACATACCGGTTAAAAAGTTCCGGTACGATCACGTCTGCAATTTTTGTAATTGCCATAAATAGTTACCTCTCTTTCTAAATGGTTACCCCTGCGGCGGCTGCCATCGCTTTCGCCTGCTCCGGGTTGGATTTTAAAAGTTCACCCTGTTTGGTCAGATTAAACGTCTCTTTTGCAAATGGGTTTGCAGTTCCCGCGCCACCGGTGCCGCCCTGTGGATGATACGGCGGTTTTGACTGCTCCTGTTTGAACAGATGCGCCATTGCCTGATCTTCCTTGTATGGCTTTACCGCTTCCTCTACGCCGACCGGTTTACCTTCTTTGTCAAAAGTGAACTTGTCCAGTCCTCCGGCTTTGTAGATCAGATAATCTGGGTCAAGCACTCCCTGCTTTGTAAGGGAATCTTTTAACGCATAGGTCTTTGAAATCTGCTCGTTGGCTGTCTGCTGATCTTTCAACTTCGTCTGAAGGTCTGTGATCGTAGTCTGCAATGTTTCATTATCTGCATTGTTCTTTTTCAGATCTCCGATCGTAACATTGAGTGTCTTGATCTGACCAGAAAGATTCTCCTTTTCTGCAACAGTGGCATCATACTTGCCTTTGTCGATGTACTGACCAGATCCAAGGTCTGCAAGTTTTACCTGTTTGTCCTTATTCTCCGGTTTTCCGTTATGAGCATTGACAGCATCTGCCACCTGCTTATAGAGATCTTCGCCTAAAATGTCTTTTAAAAATTCCATATAGTTCCTTTCCTGCACCGTTTTTAAACGTGGTGTCCTCCACAGGCAGTATGCAGTTTTGATGCCATGCATAAGGGCAATTTGCCGCAGTTTAAACGTCTTAAGGCTTTCGGACAATATAAAAACAGGACTGCTGTTTACAATCCTGCTTCCATCGTTTTACATTTTGCGGTTGCACCGGTGCAACTCTCCGGTTACCCTGCTATTACTAAATACACACCTCTTGGCGCCGAACATTCCTATGCTATTGTTACACATATTATTTTGTTCTTCTTCATGTGTTTTCCTTCCTGTTTGGGTATAAAAATACCACCATGCCATTTCTGACTGGTGGTGCTTCGCTATCACTTTTTTTTCGATGGTTTTGTATCTCCCTTTCCTCCCAAGACTCTTTGTCCATCTGGAAGATATGAATATACTTCTTCAATTATTCCGTCTTCCCAACCACTTTTTTCCAACTTTGGATACAACTCGTCAAGATGATTTAATATTTCGGGATCCCGAATATCAAGATTCCGAAATTCATCCCTTCTTCTGTCATATTCTTCATATGTCTTTACCTTTAAGAAATCCTCTTTGTTACTCATAAAACGACACCCTCAATCATCTTTTTCACTTCATCAGATACGATTTCATTGTTCATGTACTTTCTGAATGCTTCAGATATACTTTCGCCTAATAAATCCACGTTAATTGTTCCATCTGGCTTCAACGCTTCCGACGTTTTATTAATGTACAACCTTGCTTGATATTCACTTTCAAATCTACTGCCTTTTAATATATAAATATCTACGGATTTTCCTACGCTATTGTAATATGTCTTTGTTATTATATCACTATAGGTTAATCCATCAACAAGAAATTCTTTATATTTTCGAACAGCATCCTGATCCATCATATAATTTTCGATAAGATGCCCTACTTCATGGAATATTTCCGCTTTGCTGGTGCCGATTCCAACTCTAATTGTCCTATTTACGATATCACAAGCACTTCCATCCCACCCGAATTCAAATGTTATATCACTCAAAGTCTGTTTTACTCTGATTGGCAATTCATCGTATGCCTTAGATACCGTCATCGTATCTTCAAACTTCTGTTTCGCAGTAATTATAGAGTTTTTCTTCGTCGCAAACTTAATATCAGGTATTTCCACCGATCCATCTGTCGATTTTCTTTTGGTTGTAAATTTTTCATCTGACACACCATCATCGACAAATGAATTTTTCCATTCTTCATATGTCATATTGCCTGGCACATAGTAGGTCTTTCCATCCTCGCCACGGGCGGCACGTTCGCCCACACTGTCAAATTCATCATCAAAATAAGGGCATGTGCAGCCACGACAATTCGGATGAAATGGCGGTGCTGTCACACCAATCTGGAACTCTGTCATAGGAAAATGCTTACCATCCATCCCACCGCATGTCTCACATGTGTGGCTGTCGAGTGTCTCTACCACTTCGAACTGCTCTACATCCAGTTCTTTCATGCAGTCCTGTCTTGCCTTATTTGCAACTGCTGCCGATTCCGTCATGACTACTCTGCCCGCCTGTGCTCTGGATACCTTCATTTGCTTTGATATCTCTGCTATTGCCCGATCCGGCGCTTCCCCGGTAATGCACATACGCGACAGGCTGTTGTGTAAATTATTGATCAGCTTTGTCTTGTTCTCCCACAGGCGGTCTGAAAAGTTCTTTCCATCTACCGCCCACGGTTTGCACACGATCATCTCGACAGTTCGTGGATCCAGCCGGTTAATCGTTGTACCCACACCGACGCCTTTTTGAATTTCATATGCTGTGTGATAGAAATCAGAGGTATATGTAGTCCTGATATGCTGGTCTATCTCGTCAACACAGTTTCCATACAGTTTTTCTGCCTCCTGCTGTATTTCAATCTTTAAGGCTTCCAGCCTGCCGATATGCACCCTCGCAGACGCGTTTTCAAGTTCTTTTTCCCACGCTCCGTTGATCTTGTTTTCTTTGCCATATTTGATGTAATCATCCACATTCCACTGGAATTCCTTCAATTCTTGCGCATTAAGCAGTTTTTTTGCTTCCTGCATGGAAATACCGTTGTTATCTGCCAGGCGTTGATACCATGCATTGATCTTTCCGTTGATTGCAGTAATGGACCGGTCAAATTGTTCCTGGATCTCCTGCACTTTCTGAACGGAGGTATCATGCTGTGCATCTTCCATCTGTTTAAAACGCTCCTGCCAGTATTCACTTGTCTGTTCAGCCATGCAATCACCTCATTTCACAAAATCCCAAGTTTCTCGTATACGTCTGCGATTTTCGGAAACTGATTTGCAATCCAATCAACCATTGTTTCCTCGTGTCCCATACGCGGAACGTGCTCAAAGTTATCTTTCAAGCCGCTTTCATTCAAAAACGCATGAATAATTTCATGGCGCAGACTACTCTTGAAATAAACATCCTTTTCCTCTTCGTTATCAAAGTGAAAATGTTCTTCATCATCCAAATCTGCAATAACAATCAGTGGAAGGTCGCAACAACAATAACCAGCCCATGAATTTTTACTTAATTCACTGTCCTCTGACCACTTGTGTATCTCTATCCGATACTCCGTTCCCAGAATCATCACTGTCCGTCCCACTGCCTGTCTCCTTTCCCTTTGCATTAAAAGCACCAACGTAAGTATCTGCTTTCTCCTGCGCTTCTTTCTCTTCTTTTTCTAACTGTTTTATTTCCGCATCTGCATCTTCTACAAGCGGATGTGCTTTCAGAATCGTTTTTTTACTGACGATACCCACCGAATCCTTGCAGATCTGTGCCTGCTCCGTATCATTCTTGATACGGGTACGGGTCCATGTCTGTATAATAGTGTCGCACTGGATGCCAAGGCTCCTGCAGATTGCCCGGACAAGGCGCGCAAAACCAAGTTTAAATTCTGTCTCCATTAGTCCGGTTTTCATCTCCAGAAGTGAATACATGAATTTCAGTGCTTCGCCCGACTGGTTTCCGAAGTTCTCCGGCTGTGGATCAAATCCCTGCCCCTGTTCAAAGATTGCCTTTCTAGTGGCTTCTAACACACTGTTTCTGGCTTCAATTGGAATCTCAATATTGAGAGTTGACACTGCACCGCCCTCATCCCCATCTACCTTGATGGTCTTGTATTTTTTCAAATCAGAAAGAAAACTGTTCAGATCCTCGCCGCCGTATCCGGATAACACAAAGATCAATTCCTGTATATCATCCAAATCATTAATAAAACCGCTGTAGACCTTGTCATATACGTCTATCAGCGGTTTTATGTTTCGCAGATCATCTGTATGTATATTGTTGTTGTAAAATGGAATAAATGGCACTTCCTCAAAATCATGGCGATAATCGGCGGTCATGTCACTGGTAGCAGGATCAACAAACATTTCATAGTATGTCAGCAGATCAAGTGTCTCTCCCGCCCTTCGCCGGAATGCCTGGCACTCTGTATTCGTCCAGTATTCATACACGGTATAATTGTCTCCAGTTGCATCGTCGATGTCCGGATATACCCGCATTGCTCCGATCAGCCTACGCTTTAAACTCCGGTCAAATACCGGGATGACCTGTTCTGATGGAACAACTGCCCATTCAAAACCACTATCGCCCTGCCAGTAATGCACCCAGCCGATTGAGGTATTGGCAGCATTTACACATAGCTCCATGCAGTTTTTCGCATATTCATCCCCCAGAGCCTTTGTGATTTGTTTATTTGCGGCAGTATTTCCAACATCAAACAGCGGCGGTGCAGTAAACGCATAGGATGCTTTCTGGTTCACGATCAGACCATGAAAGTTCCGAGGAATCCGGTTGTCTGCGTTGCGCAGTGGATTGTCCGGTTCTTCTTTTTCCTTGTCTTTTGGTTTGTCCCGGAACAGGATATCAGTCTCGTTGCGATAATACCGCTCTGCCACTGCTGCACGCGTCACAAACGCGGCGTGACCGGGTTCATATTTTTTTATCAGTTGTTTCATTGTTTTAATGTCCATTTAATTTCTCCCACAAAAAGTGACAGGCTTTTATCAGCCTGTCACTTTTTCGTTGTCACGGTCATATGCCTTTTTCTCAACATTATATGTAGCGTAATAGAACGGTTGTTTATTATTTTTATAAATGTATGCTTTCATATAATACCAAATGCAACCAATATATATACGCCCCACAAAGAAATCATGCTTACCGGTATTACAATATCAATCTTCCTCCTGGTCTCTCTCCAGTTACCAAATGGTCTTTCTCTACTTATTTCTCTTGAAAGATATTCATTTACCTTTTGTCTTATTTTTTTATTCTTACAATAAATCAATTCTGTTAATGGTTCACTATTCTCTTTTTCTACAAAATCGCCATTAACATCAAATCTATCACCAAGACAATACTTGTGGAAATCTACAAGTAAAAAACGATAATATATCACCGGCAACCATACATATATAATCTGAAAAACTGCAATTACAGCAATTAATATCGTTGCAATTTTACTTTTATCAATAATAATCGCTCCAACAGCAAGCATTATTGACTGTGAAGATAAGAAATTGCTTCTGTATGCTTGTAAATTTGCCTCATAAGTAGACCAACTATTATCACCCATATCTATTTCCTCCATTCGTATTATATAATGAATAAAGGTTTTTTTCAACTTTTGACGCACCGCCGCTCAATATGTGCCGCCTGCAGATTTTACCAAATTTAATCCAATTTCCTTGGTTAAACCTTGTGTAACCGTCCGTTTTTCATTTATCCCTCATTTCAAAATACTTACGCCGCCGCGATTTTCATCCGTGTAAATTGCATACCGGATTGCATCCTGTACATCATCAAACTGTTTTACCGGCTCCCCAGTCTTTTCATTCCAAACATACATATAGATTTCATCCCGGAACCGATCAACATCATCCACAATCCGTAATTTGTTCTGCTTATACAATTGCGCCACACGCTCGATGCCACTCAGTACAGCTTTATTGGCATTAACCGCACGCAAACCGTTTTTCTTGAACTTCTTTACATATTCCGGACGGGCAGAATCACAATAGAATGTAATATTTCCGTACTCGGCTTTGATTGCCTGCGCTTGCTCTAACCAGAAATCTATTTCCTCAAACTGACGAGCAACTTCTCTGATTAAATAATAACTGCCCTGATCATCTTTTCCGATCAGCACGATTGCCCCGAAATGTTCATATCCCCAGTCAACCCCTGCAATATACTTGACAAAGTTGATCTTTTGTAGTTCTGCTCTGCTGATATAATGGATCTTTGCATTGAAGTCCCGATACACGGCACCCTCGCCCATTACCCACATTCCCTCAATATTGCGATCATAGAACATTCCAGACGGTGTTGTTTCTTTCATGTTCTGTTTATAGCGCTCTGATAAGAAAGTGTTATCATCCAGCCGATATTGAACTGCCTTGATTGTTTTGCCATCTGCCTTATCAATGAAATCTTTTTTTAGCCAGTGTTCGGGGTTGTCTGGGTTGGTATCGATCAGCATCCTTGCACCATTGCCGGAACATCTGGACTTGATCTCATCAAACACTTCCTGCTTTGCCATCGTACCTTCATTGATGTACGCACCATATGCTGTCATTCCTCGGATGCGACCCAGATCATTGATCTTGGAGTGCCCGAAGCAGCATACCTGCACCCCAAACAGCTTGAAACGGTTGAATTTATCAAAATGAAACTCAATGCCATATTTGTTTGAAAGTTCAATCAGCACATTTCGGTTGAGCGCTCCAAGATCAGCACCTGCCAGTATATATTGTGGATTCTCCACCCCCTGCACGGCCGCTATTTTTTTAATCCGGCGAAGTTCATACAAGAACAGATCATTATCTAAGACTGTCTTACCGGTACGCTTTGCACCGTGATTAATCAGCATGAAATAATCATTGTTTACGGCAAAGCGGAATGTATCAAGCTGTTTTGGTGTATACAAATCACTCAGCATCCCTCAATGCGCCCTCTATCTGTTCAAATAATTGATCCAGTTTGTTCTCCCGATCATCTTTGCCGGCATCTGCTCTCGATTTCAATAATGCAATCTCTGCCCTCTGTTTCTCTGTAGCAAGATCCATATGATCTGATAGCCACTGCAGGGCTTTCATCCGGTCGGCAAGCTTTACTTTTATGCCATCCTTACCTTTTGAGACTTCGGAAATGATTGTTCCGTCCACGTCTGCATCATTCTTGATGTTGACATGACTTACCGTGATGGTCTTTCGCTCTCCCGTATCCAGGATCACATCCACATCTTCATTCCCAAATTCCATAAAGTTTGTCACGTCAGCAAAGGCAATATCCATGTACTTCTGGAAAATGTCAGACTCACTTAGGAACTCCCTGTTGAGTCGATCCTGCTTTAACCGCAAGATTTCATCTTTTATCCTAGCATTTCCTAGCATTCGCGAACCATTCACCAGAGCCGTTGCATAATCGCAGCCATATGCTTTTTTATATGCTTTTGTAGCATTGAAGCAGCGAATGTAATGTATACAAAAAAGCTGTTGCTTATCGGTCAAGTCAGTATTCTGTATTACCTGCTTGACCTCATCAGCTACAGCCTTTTTCGTAACGCTCTTTTTACTTTCCGAACGTTCGCTTTTCTTTTCCGAACGCTCGCTTTGATGTTTGCCATCCCAATGGTATGTACTTTTCCATCTTCGGACTGTACCGGCTGGGACTTTTAACTGATCTGCAATCTCGACCAGCCTCATCCCATCCTTATACAGCTTCCTGGCTTTCTCTGCCTTTTCGTTCGGACTTCTTGCCACTGCTTCCACCTTCCTGTTTCTTCTTTTCCCTACACTCTTTCATAACATGCGCAATCGCCTGTTCGGCTGTTGGATCACTGTATCTTTCTTTGTTCATCCTGTCACTCCGTTCATAAGGAGGTCGCGACTCCCCTAAGTTTCATGGAGCCGCTTAAGTTGTGAGATCAATCGAGTAGGAGGGAAAATTAAATAAATTTTCCCGACCTCTCACACCACCGTACGTACGGTTCCGTATACGGCGG